TGATTGGCAAATAGAAAAGCATCTGGTCTGTGTCCAGATCATACTCTTCCATTACCTCTGTAACCTGATAATTCATAAAGTCCTTGACCCGCTGGGCCTGGTCTTCAACTTCCTTAGACTGCTGACCAATAATCTGAGTCTTGACAGGACCACCCGGTGGCAGCATTTCCTTGTACGCCTGTGCTTGGAACTGGGTCACAGCCTCAGACAATAACGGATGCGTTACACCAGAAGCACCCATAAACGGCTCATTGCGCTCCTCGTAATTAATACCAAGTAACGTCAAACCCTTCGCAATAGCCTCTTCCCAATCCTCACGAGAAGACCTGTCGTCATCGACGCTAGAACCAAGGTCCGAGGACAAAGCTCCAAGTATCGAGTCGTCTAATACTTCAGCCAAGTTCGCGTCGTGGTCGTACACTTCCGCCTCAACCTCAACCATCTCCTCATCACCAGCAAGCATGATACCCTCTGGTAACATATCGGCCTCTGGTAATTGGACCTCGGTCATTTGTTCTTCTGCTGTCATAGCTGGACCGCCGGGACCCATAGCCATTTCTACTGCTGTTGGAGGTAGTGCCATTAGTTAAATATCCCTAGTAATCGTTCCATCATTGTAGGCTCGGTAGGCTCAACAGGTGTTGCTGTCATGCCTCTTTCTTTTAACGCTTTAATTGCAGCTTTGTCTAACTTCTTCATGTTCTGCATAGGAATAGAACCTCTCTCGTAAAACAAACTGTTCCTGTCCGAAGAGTAAACACCGCGTTTATCTGCGGACCTCTGCTGCATGACATCCATCACGCGCTCTTCATCAGCTAAATCAAAAGGCGCATCAAAAGCACCAGTTTTCATATCTCCCTGCTTTTGCTGAACGAACCTAACGCCTAAGTGCGCTAACTCTTCCATCAAGGTCGAAAGTCCTTGGTCGCTGGGAGCGTTCTTATAGTAACCCTTTGCGTCAGGGTCATCAACATATCCTGTTTCGTAATATATTGTAGAACCTTCAGACTCTGGTAATAGGCTCTCGATCCCTTGTCTTCGTAACACCTCAGTAGTGAGGGGCGCTCTTTTAGGAAAATTTTTAGTGTTTAAAAAATTACCGCCGTCAATGGTTTGTTTAAGATTTTCAGAAGGCAGCATCGCACCATAAAAGCTAGGTCTCACGTTGTAGCTGTATAGACCCCTGTCACCAGAAGCAAGCATAGCAAGTAACTCACCACCACTCTTGCCGTCTAGCTCCTCACCTCTTTCGATAATGTCAAAACCTAATCTTGCGGCAGGGTTATCTATAAGATATGGGTCAAGTTCTGCACGAATTTCCAATAAAGCCATCTGGTCAAGATGCTTCTTGGTCTTCTCGTCAAGCTCTGGAACCTTTAGTTTGTTTTCCTTCAGGTCCTTCTTAACTAAATCTTTGGCGGTTTCAGCCATTACTTGCTACCCTTAGTACCTTTTTTTGTACCTTTAGTACCTTTACCAATCTTCACAGTGGCAGGCTTTGGCTTCATGTAAATGCCCTTGGTGTACTCATTCAGTAAATGACCACCAAGGTCGTACTTAAATGGATCGCTAGACATTAAAATGTTCCTTTGAATGTACCGCCACGGGCCTTCATTACTGCGCCGCCTTTAGCTTTTGTAGAATAACTATCCATGTCATAGTTATCTAAAGCTATCTCTAGTAGGCCACGAAAATATCGTTTGTCAGTTTCTGTTCTAGCAGATGCCAAACCTTTTCTAGCTTTATCTATTTCAGTTTTAGCTATACGCTTTGAAAATGTTTTTTCACCCATCAGTAATACTCTCGCTTCCTTGGAATGTAATCGTCTTCAAACTCTTCGCCGTCAAGCTTGATAAAGCCACCCTGGCGAAAACGCATCAATGCCATTGTCATACTATCACAAAAGTCATCATGGTCGCCATTAGGAAATGATGCGACCTCCTCAATAACCTCGTCGGCAAATTTTTCGCCTTCAGGATACCACACTTTTCCCGATTCAAAAATAGGAGATACTATATGCATACGGGCAGTCTTGTCTAATCCGCCCCCACCCTTCCGACGACCAGGGCTAAACGTAGCCACAGGGAGGTTCAGTAACCTCATTTCGTCCGCCAACGGCTGACCAGACGCTTTTGCCTCAATCAACATCAACTCTGGGTCCCAATACTCAAACTCTTCTCGCGCTATGGTTTTAAGCTCCGGGAAATTCCAACGACCCTTCTTAGCATCCAGCAAAATCAAATGCTCTTCGTTGTTCTGAAAGGGACGAAACACACCCCATGTCGTAATAGCAGAGTAATCAGCCGTCTCTTTTTTACTATACGCCGTATCATACGACTGTATTATGTAGTCTAGATCAGGAACATCATCCTCTTCCCACTCTCGCCACCACTCCCGCTTGACCATCGCAGTCTCTTCGGAAGTAGGATTTTGTTGCCACTGCGCATTCCATTTGCCCACGGACAGAGATGCTTTAACCTTGAGTAACTCGTCCTTCGCCCAAAATTCAGGCCATAATGGTTCCCCCGAAGGCATAATCGCAGGAAACTCCACTACCTCCCACTGGTCAGACATTACATCCTTGCCCATCGCAGACAGTAACCTGCCCGTAATATCCTTCTTAGACCACCGGGTTTGAACAATAATAATGCTGCCACCAGGCTGGAGCCTCTGTCTAGGACCCGAAGTGTACCACTCATACGCATTGTCATAAGCAGTCGAGGACAAAGCATCCTGTTCCGAGTGCGGGTCATCAATAATCAATAAATCCGCACCTCGACCCGTCATCGCCGCACCTACGCCAGCAGCAAAATATTCTCCGCCCGCGTTTGTTTCCCATCGGCCCGCCGCCTGACTGTCCTGCTTCAACTCCGTATCAGGGAATACTTCCTTGTATACAGGGTCAGCAATCAAGTCTCGAACCTTACGCCCGAAACGAACAGCTAGTTCCGTGTTCATCGTTGCCTGAATAATCTTCAGCTTGGGGTTCCTACCAAGAAACCAAGACGGCATGAGATAGGATGCAAATTCTGATTTAGAATGTCGGGGTGGCATGTTGACAATCAGTCTTTTCAACTCGCCGCTGGCAATCCGCTCTAGCTTTTCCGCAATGATTCTATGATGGGTCCCCTCTATGAACCCGTCATAAACATGATGGACATAGGACATAAATTCTTCTTGCGCACGACCTCGCATCTCCAATCGCTTTGCTTGGCTCTCAAGCAAGTAGATTTCCTTGAGCACGTCATCGGGCAGTAGTTCTAGGTTTGCTGTGTTCTCCATACTCGAACGATAATATATGTCAATGAATTTATCAACCCAACGACACGACACGTCAGTACTGCTGACCTATCCCCAGTATAAGGGGGTGGGGGGTCGGCAAGGTATAAAATCTGATTAGCGATCCAACCCAGTAACCCCAAGAAGGGGGCGTCGTTAACCTATAGTTGTATAAAAAAAGTTTTATTCTACCCAATTAACTTTAAATTAGGGCTTGACCTTATCCCATGTCATCACTTATTATCATAGATAAGAAGACGCGAACCAAAACGGATGGCGTCAATAATTTGACGGAGAAACAAAATGTCAAAAGCAAACGTAAAGGTTGGACGCCCTATCACGTCCCTTCGCACTGCGCAAGCGCAGTACCAGTCACTAAAGAGCAAGCGCGATGTTGCCGCCCGTGACTTTACTAAGTTTGAGGAGTACTGCATCCAGCAAGGCCTGCTTCAAAAAGTTGAGAACCCTGATAAGGCTATACAAGTTAAAGCGCATGTCCGTCGCTTCTTCGAGCGTATCTGGGCAGAATAATTCAACCGCTAACAGGGGGGCTTATGCCCCCCAGAAAGGCTAACCAATGTCTTATGATAACGATTACAAACCAATCTTCAGCGACTGGTATAAAGAATGCGATAAGATTGTTACAGGCATTATGGGGCTGGGCGTCGACGATTTACCTGACGCACAATGGATGGATTACTATCACGATGATATGACGCCATTCGAAGCCGTGGACACTGCTAACATCGATTTCTGGGACGGGGAATTACCCCTTTAATCCCATCACTAACGGGGGGCATAAGCCCCCCAGAAAGGAAACACAATGTCTTTAAATTGGAATGCGGAAGGTGTTAAAGACTGGGAAAATCTTCCAGACTATAAACACCATGTTATCGACTGGACTATGGGCTTGGGCCTAGGACAGATAACAAAAGACAATGTCGACAAATGGTGCGACAGAGCACGATTCATGCGCTTGGTTAAAGGCCCTATGGTTTGGATATCAGCGGACAAGGCCGAAGATGGTAAGGAATACCATCCGCTCGAAGACCGAGAGTTTATAAGCAAGCTTGTCGGACTTCATACCAACGCTGATAATGTCCCACAGGCCAAGTGGCTGAAGCGGATGTTCGAAGGCAAGGTGTCGGACTGGGCATGGCAAAGGAGAAACCAAGAGTAGGGGACAGGGGGCTTCGGCCCCCTCTTCTCTGTCCAAAAAATCCTTCGGATTTTTTGGTAGAAGGCCGCAGGTCGCAGGGAAAAGAGCAGCGCATGCCCAAAAAATCCTTCGGATTTTTTGGTAGAAGGCCGCAGGTCGCAGGATGCAGGATGCAAAAAATGTCTTGTATTGTATGGGATTATCTTATACACTCATATTAACCTCAGATTATTGGGGACTAAACCAACAGGAGAAAAAAAATGTTAGATACAACTTCAATAAAGCAGGCAAGAAAACTTGCCAGCGCAGTATGCGAAGCAAGA